CGTCGTCGTTATCTATACGGTCAATCGTAAGTCCTGCTGGAGCCTCGCCCATATCAACAAGAAAGCTGCTGAACTCTAGCCACTGCTTACATACCGTGATCCCGCGCCCACCATAACGCATATACTCGGTGGCATTCTTGTTTCCGCATCGGTGAATCATCCCACGCCAAATCGCGAACGTACGCGTTTTGCTCATGCCGTGTGTCTTGCTTACCGCAATCACGCTCTCTCGGCGCAGACATCCACACGATTGCGTTGTGCCTCGACGTAGCATGCGAGCTTCTGCAATCGTTTCGGTCCCGCATTTGCATACGCAAAGCCAAGTCGCGGCATTGCGATTGCGACCATGACGATGCAAGACCGTTAAGCGTCCAAAGACTGCGCCCGTGATATTCGGAGCGCGGACACCTGTCATAGTCGAACCTCGACCAACGAGATAGATTGCCAGCCTTGAATCAAGCCCGCAGCGTTCGACTTGTTGATGATCTGCGCCTGCATCATGTCAGTGTCAAATCTCACCGGCACATCGAAGTCGCCGTACCACGCGGTAGGCGTGCCGCTCGACACTGTGACCACGCCGGTCGTGTAATTCACGCTGACGCCCGACCCGCCGACCACAGTGATTGTGGACACTGGCTTGATGATCTTTCGTTGGTAGCTTAACGCGCCTGCCGGATAGGTCTTGTACATCTGGAACGTGGTCGCGGTAAGCATACTGAAGATGCCCTGCGTAACCGTCGCGCTGTAGTCACTCCAATCCTTGAACCGGAACGAGTTGGCGCGACCCTTAACCGCCATGTAGAAGTCGAGCAGTTCCGCGAACAACTCAGGGCGCCGCGCATCGTGCGATACCTCATACCTCGCTCGCGCCTGCGACCAATTCTGGTTCGTGTATTCGTAGCCAGAATCCAGCATCGCGATTTCAGTCTGCCACGTCGGCCCACCGGTAGCACCGAAGGAAATCTTTTCAGGGAAGCGCGGGATTTCTAGGAAGGCCATGCGTCACCCATTGCGGTTGATGGCACGTTGTACCGCCGCGCCCGACTTCAATGCGATCTGATCGGCAGTGGAACGCGACACGTTACCCGGCACGCTGATGCTGATATTCACATCGCCCGAACGCCGAGCGCGCCGCGCTTCCAGTTCGTGGTTCGGAACGATGTTGCCCGCTGCTCGCGGCTGGAACAGTTCTGGCCCCCGCTCGCCCACAAGGTACGACTGACCAGCTGAAACCGGACCGCCAATCGCGCGCCCAAATTGGAATGTTTCGCCACCCCCGAACAGCGACGAGATAAGACTTCCGATGCCGCCCGACCCTGAACCGCCGCCCCTGCTCGCCCCACCAAACAGACTCGCGAGGAACCCACTGGCCCCGCTCGCCGGACCCGCTTGCCCGAAGATGGACTCCGCAATGTTCTGCGACGCGATGCGGCTGATGCTGGCGATGATCTGTTTCTCCATATCCTTGAATGCTTCCTTCACGGACTTGGTGCCCGTCACCACATCTGTCAGTGCATTGGCGAACGTGTCCTCAAACGTCTTACGGAACGAGTCCTCAAGTTCGTAGGCAGATTGCGCCAGCGTTTCGATCTCCAACCGCATCCGCTCCAGCCCGGCGATAGCAGCGTCCTGTTCCGGCCCCGGTACCATGCGCGCGATAGCGGCTGCGGCCTCATCTGCTTTTGCCGACAACTGCGTGACAAACTTCTGCGTAACCTCGGACCGCTTGTTGATGGCGTCGATTGTTGTGCTGGCGCCCGACCTCACGGCGAGATCGATGCGCGCCTGCTCGTTGCCTAACTTGGCTTGGATCAGTCCGTATTCGCGCGACGCCTTGCCTAGCGCGACGTTAGCCAGTTCCTGTTTCTTCAGGGAGTCGAGTTGCGCCTGCCCTTCGGTGTTCCCTTCGCGTCTGAATATTGCACTGGTGCTTCTGTTCTGTTTGTCAAAGCGAATTGCCGCAGCGCCCTCCAAGTCGCCCGCCAGTTCAAGCACCTTCGCCTTCGTCTCATCCAGAATATCGGTGTACGCCAACGCCTCCTTGTTCAGCGCCCGCTGCGCATCAAAGGCCGCGACCTCGCCCGCGCGTATGGCCTCGTTGCGTTTGTCGATCAGCGCCAGCACCTTCTCGTCCGCAGCCGCCTTCTCGTCAGTCTTCAAGCCGGGGCGATTGGCAAACGTCTGCGCCGCGTCAATCTGCGCCTGCTGCGCCGCGAGTATCTTGGCTTGGGACTCATCAAGCAGGCGCTGCTTCTCCGCGAAGTAGTCGCGGTAGTTGATCAGATCGTCCTCGTATGACGCTTGCAGAAAGTGAACGCGCTCCTTCTGTAGTTGTTCCTCCATCCGGATCGCCCGGTCCTGCGCTTTCAACTCTACGTCCAGCAGCCGCTTCGCTTCCTGCGTTGCTTTGTCTACGCCGCCCTTATCCTTTTTCTGCGCGCCTTCGAAGTCAAGTTTCTTACCCGGCGGCTTGAACCCGCGATCGTCCTGTCTACGCAATGCTTCAACTTCCCGCTGGTTCGTGAATGCGGTATTCAGCTTTGACGAGAACAGTGGCCGCTCAAGCAACGCCGACATATCGGCTTGCCATTCCTTGCCGATACGGTACACCTCACCAAACTGGAACTTAGCGGCAGCAGCAACTTGTGCCATGCCTGCTCCAGCAGTAAGCCCGACTCCTTGGAACGCCCGGATAAGCCCGTCAACCGCATCCACTACAAACGCAATGCTTCGTGCCGCATCCTCCGCCCACGATCTAATCGCCGCGTTTTTAACAAGATCGCTGGTAGCTTTGTCGATGCCAAGTATCTGGTTGATGGTCTCCTTGCCTGCGGTAATGAACCCCGTGATGGCAGGAAGCGCCTCTACAGCGAGCGCCTGCGCGTACAGGTTGATCTGCGCCGAGACTCTTTTTTGTGCATCCGCAAACTCGTCCGCTTTCTCAATCTGCGCCTGCGTCAGTATTACGTTACCCTTGCCGCTCTGCTCAAGCTCCTTGAAGAAAGGCAGAAGATTGGCACCGGCTTTCCCGAACAGCGCCATGGCTACCGCGCTTTTCTGTGCCCCGTCCTCAAACCCACCAAGCGCCTTGGCTACGGCCTCCATCTGCGCCGCAGGGTCTAACGTCTTGAACTCCGCTATCGGAATGCCCAGCGCCGACAACGCCGCTCCAGCCGCCTTTGAATCATCATCCACGCCGGTCAAATTCTTGGCGAGCTTATTCATGGCTGCGGCGACATCATCTACAGTGGTGCCGGCAACCTTCGCAGCAACAGAGAATTGCGCAAGAGTCTCCGCGCTGGCCCCCGTTTTCTCCTCGATGTCCTTGAAACTAGCAGCCTGATCAACAAGGTGGTTGATGGCTAACGCCGCGCCCAAAATCGCGCCTTCAAGAATTACGAAATTGGCTGCGGCAAACTTTGCGGCAGAGGCTATCTGCTTATCTAGCTGCGCTGCAAACTTCTTGGCCTGCTGCTCCGACTTGGTCAGCCCGGTGAAGAACTCCGCCGCGTCGAGTCCGAGCGTGACAACCAACCCACCAAGGCTACTGGCCATTACTGCTCCTTCCTTCGCGGGTTGTAGCCGAACGCCTTACGCGCCGCCTCAAGATCGACTACCTCGGCCACTTCCTCCTGCCGCAGTTCAATCAGGTAATCTTGCAGCCCGACATCCTTCGCCCCGCCCATCGTGATCGCAATCAACTGTGCAATCTGCGCCATGTAATACTCCACGCGCCGCGTGGGCAGCAGTCGGCTGCGGGCATACTTCTGCCAGCGTTGGAACTCGCGCTCGGTCATCGTGCGCGCGAGCAGTTCCGCTGGCTGTCCCAATTCAAGCGCCAAGTCCATGAGGAACTCCTGACGCCCTGTCAGTTTCCCGCTTCGTCATCCGGGTCGGATAGCACCTGCCGCAATAGCTTCCACGGCTGCGAGGCAAGCAACTGCACATCGCCCGCGTTGTCGGGATCAAACAATCGCTTGCCCGCCTCGTCGCACAGCACGCGCGCTGCCGCGCGGGCAAGGCGATTCTTGTCCTTCTTGTCGGTCGTGTCGTCGGTCTGCGCCTCGACCTCGGCGACGGTCAGGGCGCGAACGTATACCGCGCCCCAAACCGGAACCTCAACCTTGCGAGGTTTCTCAATCGCCGTTTGCTGCATTGCTGTTATGAGTTGGTCGCGGTTCATGGTTAGTAGTCGTACCTGTTGCCCGTGTTACGGATGGTCGCGCTCGCCGTGTACAGCCCGCCGACCGCCGCCGTTTCCGACTCCTGCTGCACGAAGCCGAGTTGAACCATGTTGCCACCCGCGTTCGGCAGTACGACCTGCACCGCCATCTTCTCGCCGCTGAGGTAGAAGTCGTGCAGCGCGCCTTGCACTGCCGTCAGCGGGGCAAAGTTGAAATCGATCTGCGTCGTGCCGAAGTCAGGCAAGCCGATTTCGTATTCCTGCGCCGTGGAGCAGATTGTCGTGGCCGCGATCTCCGGCGACGTACCGCCCTGCCGGTTGTAGTTCGTCAGTTCGCAGAGGTTGCTGAAAGCGCCTTTGTCCATCAGCCCGCCGCTCGTGTACGTTCCGTACCCGGTAGAGTCGGTGTCCACCAACTGGAACGTGCCCGACGTCAACTGGTTCACGACGAACACGCCGTTATTGACTTCGGTCATCCCGGCCACGCCCGTGATCTTGACGACATCGCCATCGACCAGACCGTGCGCGGTAATAGACACCACCGCCGGGTTCGCTTTCGTGATTGCCGTGATTGCTTTGGAAGGGCTTTCCGCATCGTAGCCGGTAAGCACCTTGATGTTGGAACCGTGGAACTTGTAGCGAAGACCACCTGCCATGATGTTGCTCCTTCAAAGTCGCCCTTGCGGGCATTGCTAAAGACGCGAAGCAGTTGCGGCGAGTTGCCGTCAGCTTCGTGCCGCCTACTACGGTGAACCCATGTCACTTGAACCGTGGATCAGGTATTGCAAAATCTCACGGTACGTTTTAGTTTCCTCGTCGTACTCGCCAGTGCTGATCTGCAAAACAGCAGGCGGATCGAATACCGCCATCTGCGCCATCACTTGCAACCGCAAGGTGCGGACTGAGGCATAATCCCTTGCCACTACGTCAAGCTGCACGCGCGCCTCAGCCGTGGAGTCGTCACCATCGCCGCAGATGTCCACGATTGGATTCGTGTCGATGCTGTAGCGGATAGCGGGCCACGTCGGGATCGCTGGCGGCTGCGGGAATACTTCCGGCGCGACACGATTGCCAACCAGCGTCTTTAGCGCCGAGAACAGATTGTTTTCCAGAAGCATTATGGCTTCCCTTTTGTTCTGGCCTTCGTAAACTTACGAGTTGCAGCAGCCATGCCATCCTTTAATACCTTACGCATTACCTCAGGCGATCCCGCCTTCTTCTGGTCAAACGCCGGAACAAGGAACGGTTTTGCAGCCAATTTCACCGTTCCGAACTCAAGGAACTTCCAATAGAACTTAGGCAAAGGTTCTGGATTCTTCGCGCCTTTACCGGGATTATTCGCCTTCTTTCCTCCAACGCTAAACACCCCTACCGCTACAAACTCTCGTCCCGGCGGGTTGGAAGCCTTTGACATACGCCTGACGCCGATAGCATCTTCAACGTGCAATGGCTCATCCCCGCGCTTCCATCTTGACTTAAAGATGGATTTCGCAGTATCGCTAACCTCTTTCCCGGCCGCGCGTGCCGCCTTGCGTACCAGCCTGCGCTTAATTTCTTCAGAGAATTTGGACAGGTTGCGCCCCAATTCGGATAGCCCTTCGACACGAACCGTTACACTAGCCATCGTTTTTCCCCGACACGCACATCATCTCTAGTTCACGATTCGCCAAATTCAAATTTGATACTCCGATGATGTTGTATATGGTTGATCCCACGCGTAAGCGCCATGTCGCGTCTATATCTTGAATGATAGGTGCCCACCGTAGCCTAATCACCGTATCCAAGTCTGCCAGTATTTGATTCGCCGTCAGACGCTCACGTACCCCGGATGGAGCAACGCTGCCCCACACAGTAGCAACCAAAACCCACGTCGTCGTCATAGCACCCGACGCGCCCTGCGTCTCCTGCGGGCGCTCAACGATCACCCGCTGCCTAAGTTTGCCTGCTATCATGACAGCGACAACCGAAGACGATACGGCAGCAGCAAGGCGTCCACCGCAAACGATAGTGTGGACTGAATCGTGCCTATCACCACCGCCTCCCTGTTCTCGTACCAGTTACACACGAGCAGCAGCATCGCCGCGCGGATCGCTGCCGGAAGCGGGCGATTGTTCGGGCTGTCCTGTGCACTCGTATAGCCTACCTCATACCGCACCCGAACCGCGTTGACGACTTCATAGGTCGCAGGCCACTCCGTGTTCAGCAGCGGCAGCACCCACCCCGGTTCTTGATCGTTGTCGAGAACGTACAGCCCCGACGACAGGGTTTGCTGATTACCGTCGCCGTCGATGTACTTGATGGACGTAATACTGGCGATGGGCGACATGGGCAACTGAATTTCGTTGTCGGGGAAATCGTCCAGCACGACCTCCACCGTCTGCGGAGCCAGCGCCCGCCGCACGTACTGCTCGCAGTATTCGCGGGCAGCAGACACTAGCGACATGATCAGCGTATCGTCAGGGTGGAATGGCGGGCTGCCATCGTCTGGGGTCACGCGCAGATCCAACCGCGCCTCCTCAATCGTGATCGGCTCGGCTGTCGGTGGAGTGATTACCTTGAAGGTCATGATGGTTTCCGTTTCGCGCCTTGCGCGTTGAGCCTTCTTGATGTCGGCACATTGTTCCGGCCCGATGTCTGCTCATTGTGTCGGCCGGTTGCTGCGGCGTTGCTCCTAGCGTCTACTCCTGCGGCACTGTTGCGACCCGTGCGCGGGCTTTCCAGCTTGGCGTAATGCTTCGCCACCAACACCAAAGGCGCAAGGCCGGTGATCTCAATGTGCCCCGACCCGACCTCGATAGACGACACCGAGACAGACGGAGCGTGCCCGTTGAACTCGATCCGCCCAACGTCAGGGATCTGAACAACACGGTGATCCGTAACGATGATCTGCGGACCAAAGCCGATGATCTCAAGCTGCGCGTGGCCGGGTTGCGCGACAAGCCCTTGCAGCAGGCTGGGCGCAAAGCCGTTAATGACTAACGTGCCTTGTGCAGGTTGCGCGGAACGTTGGTCCGACGCCGTAACCTGCGGAGCCAATCCGTTGATGACGACCGCGCCCACTCCCGGCTGCGCGACAACGTTCTGCGTCGTGCTTATAGTCGGCTGCTGCCCCGATACAACAACCGCGCCCACACCGGGCAATACCGATTGGTTGTCCGCAGTCGATACGGTAGGCTGTTGCCCATTGATGACTACGCTACCGGCTCCGGGCTGAACGAATGTGTTGATCAGTGGTTGCGGCGCTAGACCAGCAACGACGACAGCGCCCGCTGCCGGTTGAACCACTGCACCACGCACCACCGTCGGCGCGAGGCCAGATACAACTATCGAGCCCTGCGCGGGCTGCACCGTCGCATCCACTTTGACCGTGGGCGCAAGCCCTGCCACCACGACCGTGCCCTGCGCGGGCTGCACAACAGCACCAGCAACCAGCGTCGGTGCTAGACCTGATACGACAATCGTGCCTTGCGTCGGCTGAACAACCGTGCCACGCAACAGCGCCGGGGTTTGCCCCGATACCACGATGACACCAGTTGCGGGCTGTGTGACTGTGCCCGCAACCATAGTCGGTGCGAGTCCCGAAACAACAATGGCACCGGCATCAGGTTGTGCAACAACGTTTCCCGTCTGTGCGATGACAGGCGTAAGCCCGGATACAACCACCGATCCCTGCGCGGGCTGTACGGTATGGCTGTCGCCACTATTGATCGCAGGAACCTGACCGCTGAATACCACCACGCCAACATCGGGCTGGACTATAACGTTCGCCGTCTGTGCGATTGTCGGCGCAAGGCCGTTGAACACGACCGAGCCAACAGGCACATCGATGATTGCGTTACTCAGCAGGCTCGGCTGCTGCCCTACGAATATGACCGACCCGACGCCCGGCTGGACGACGGTGCCACGAACCAGTGACGGAGCGGCGCCTTCAAAGACAACCGTGCCCGCGTCGGGCTGGACAACGCTCCCGGCCACCAGCGTGGGAGTCTGCTCGCTGAGTACAACTGCGCCGACACCCGGCTGTACGACGGAACCCGCGACCAGTGTCGGCGTCTGCCCACTTACTATGATTGCGCCGACGCCGGGCTGCACCGTTTGCTGATCCGACAGCGACAGCGATGGAGCAAGACCTGAGAAAACAACCGCGCCTGTTCCGGGCTGGGCTACGGAACCTGTTACCGACGTCGGGGTCTGACCGCTGACAACGATGCTACCGACGCCCGGCTGGACGACGGAACCCGCAACTAGCGTTGGCGTTTGCCCGCTGACAACTATGCTGCCTGCGCCCGGCTGCGTTACAGCGCCAACAACGAGGGTTGGAATCTGACCACTGACAACGATACTTCCGGTAGACGGCTGAACGACAGCGCCCCGAACCAACGCTGGAGCCTGACCACTTATGACGACGGAACCGACAGCAGGCTGAACGACGGTGCCTGCCCCGGCGGTAACAGTCGGAGCCAAACCTGAGAAAACTACAGCGCCAACAGGTACGGAAACAGACAGCGCAACAGATGGCACCGAGAACTGAATCCATGTAACAAGACCAAGCCTACTCAACACCAACGTCGGGGTCTGACCGCTGACAACAACAGAACCAACACCGGGATGTACGACGGTGCCACGGACGATGGCTGGCGCGAGACCGGAGACAACTATCGTTCCTTGCGCGAGCTGTACTATAGAGTTGACTGGTGACTGCGGCGCTAAACCAGAAACAATAACGGTACCGACGCCGGGCTGTACGATGGAGTTGACTAGCGGTTGCGGCGCGAGTCCATTGAAGAGGACCGCGCCCGTGCTAGGTTGCACCACGCTGCCCGCGACAAGCGTGGGCGCTAGACCGCTGACGACGACAGCACCGACGCCGGGCTGAATAATTGTTCCAGCAACTACAGTAGGAGCAAGTCCAGAAACGACGACGCTGCCCACGTTCGGCTGCGCGACGACGTTCAGTGTCTGGTTTAAGGTAGGAGCGAGACCGCTGACGATAACGGCGCCGACGCCGGGTTGCTCTACGCTGCTAGTAACCAACGAAGGCTCGAGACCGCTGACAACAACCGCGCCGACACCGGGCGCGTCCGTCACCGCGTTGTAGCCCCCTACGACATCAACGCCTACTTTGTCCCGACCGATAACCAAACCAGCCATTTACAGCAACTCCGCCGTGGAGGACTCCAACGTGATTTCGTTCGACGCGCTCGCCGTGCCGCCCATCGTCCATTGCACCGTCAAAGCGCGGTTCGCATTGTCGGTGTTGACCGCCGCCGTGCCAGCCATCTCCCACGATACCGGGCGATTGGCTACAGCAAGGGAACCGGCCATGTTGCCCGCCTGCCCCGCCGTCGGCGGGACGTGCGCCGCCGTCACCACGTTGGTCATGATGCCCATTCCCATCAATTGCTGGTCACTCGCGCCTTGCTGGACTATGTCGAAGTTGAGCCACCACGCACCGCGATCCGCGTCCGCTGTCGCGATGATCTGCGTATCCGCAAACATCGTCGTGCCGCCGAAGGCAATGGTAAGAATAGCCGTCGGCAAAGTGGCCGCGTTGAACAGGTACGTCCCGCCACACCGCACCCGCAGAGTCTTGCCCGTAGCCATCAACCCGTCGGGCATCGTTACCGTGAGGTAAGTTCGGATCGCGACATCATTATTGACTACTACCGCTGTCGTGGTTTTGTGAATTACGATTGGCCCTTGCTGGCGCAGCACCCGCATATCGATGCACTGCGACGTGGCGATGGCCGTGTCATTCTCCGGGACGTACACGGCTGCTAGCACCACATCGTTCGCAGTTTTCGCTGCGGGCTTCGGAGCCGCCGCCGCCGTGCCTGCTCGCACCGCTATGGCCCCGGCCGAGGTGATGACGATCAGATCAATCCGAGGATTCGTGGCATCTGCGGCGGTAATAGTCGCGTTCGCCGCCGCTACCGCAAACATCGTGCCGTTGGACAGCACCCCGCCCTTCGCCACGGCTGGAGTCATACCGGCACTGCCCGTAACAGCGCACCCACTCAGCACGCAGTCGATGCCGTTGATACCGGCAACAAGTACGTCCATATACTCCTGAAACAGAATGCTCTGGATGGTGCTGTCGCCTTCGCCGTCGTCAGGAAGTGTCCAAGCCATTGTTATGCCCTCGCTACGCCGCGAATGCGGAGATTTGTATAATCAGTGATCGAATCGGCCACTGCCCCGCTCAATGTGCGTGAGCGCTGCACCACACTCGCCGCCACGGTGACATTCTCAGTCCACGAATCAAGCACCGTAGTATTCTGCACAAGGTTCAGATCAAAATTGGTGTCCTGTCCAATCGCTTGCAGACGCACCGTTACCGTATGGTCGCTGCTGGACAAGGGGTCGTTTACCGAAGTCAACCTTACCTCGAATTGCTGCGTGGTTGGGTTAGCCGGTGAATAAATGTAATCAGCATCGTCCGCTGCAACTTCATCCAACATCGCGTACAAATCCGGGCCGCTCGACGGTAACCATCCATTCGCAGCAATATCAGAAATCGGACGTGAATATTGAAGAACAACAACGCCAAGAGGAGCAAATACGTTTCCCGCGGACCAAAACCCGCCAATGGGAAAGCCCGCGTCCTCCCCCTCAAGGTATCCCGGTGCCCAAGCCTCAATGGGAGCGAAGAAGAACATGGTCAGTCAGCCGTCCAGCCGAACACGCCCGGCTCCCACACGTTCGCGGCGTAGTCGCTTGTCCACGTCTTGCTGTTGTGCCTAACGCGAGCGCCAAGCGGGTACGCATCGCCTGCGCCAGTCGGTTGCACCCACTCTGGGATCGTCGGAACGCCGCCGGGAGCGATCATTGCAGTTTCGCGCCAGCCCGACACTCCGGGTGCCCACACGTTCGCGTCGAGCAGCGACATCCAAATCTTGCTGTTGTGCCGCACGATGGCGTCCTTGGCGTAGGCGTCGTGCGCCCCGGTCGGCTGAATCCACGCGGGGATGTCCGTCGTCGCGTCTTGCCAACCTGACACTCCCGGCTCCCACACGTTACCCGCGATGGTGGAGCGCCACCGCTTGCTCGCGTGCGCGACGATGATGCCAATTCCATAGGCGTCATGCGCTCCTTCGGGCTGCTTCCACGGTTGCGCGAAGTCCTCATGCACCACATCGTCAGGGTAGTAGACCCAACCATCGGGAGGCGTGCCGCCGCCAGCGTAGTCGGCCGTGTAGATTTTGTACGTCGGCGTGGCAACGAACTTGTGCGCGATGCACAGTTCGCCGTTATGAATTTTGACAAGTCGTCCCATGATTACCCCGTTACCGTCCAATTTTTCGTCGTGGCAATGGTAGTGTCATCAGATGCAGTGCCCCAGTTGTTCGATACCGTGATTGTTTTTGTTGCTGTAGCGAGGCCCGTGTAAATCTTGTTCAATTCAGCAGCCGACAGTTCGCAGGAAGCGTAGGAGATTGTGTTGGCGGTTCCCGATAGGGCCGCTGATTTAAGTGACGAGCAAGTCGAAAACATGTTTGCATAATTGGTTGACTCTCCCGATGTAACGAACAACGGCACCGAAGTGAGGGAGTAGCAGACGCTGAACATGGTGGTGAAGTTCGTCCCAGCGGCGGTGTTGAGCAACGGCACCGAGGCGAGTGAGTAGCAGGAGTTGAACATGCTGGTGAAGTTCGTCCCTGCGGCGGTGTTGAACAATGGCACCGA